GTCCATCCTCCACATCGCCGCGGCGCATGGCTGGCGCGGTGACGCACTCGAGCCCGCCGCGTTCGGCCCTCCTCCAGCGTGGGAGGCGCAGGAGCAGCGGAAATCGGCAGGTCAACCGCAAAACGGCAGGTCGAGCGCAGATCTGCAGGTCATGCAGGCCGAGCAGCACGACGACAGCCCAGACCCTGAACCGTCTGGCGGCGCGCCCGCGCCTGCAGCACCCCCCGAGCGCCGCGGCGTGCCGCAGGCCAAGCACCTCATGACCGACCAGGCCAACGCCAACCGCCTCGCCAAGGCGTTCGGCGCGCAGATCCTTGTCGCCGCGGGGCAGTGGTATGCCTGGGACGGCCGGCGCTGGGCGCGCGACAAGAGCGACGTGTACCGCCTGGCCTGCCGGCTGTCCGAGTTAGTCAAGGATGAGGCGCGCGGCTATGCCCAGCGCGCGGCCTCACCTGACACACCCGGCGAGGAGGCGTCCAAGCTCGCCGACCTGTCCAAGGCCCTGGAAAAGTGGTCCATCAAGTGCGAGATGCGCTCGACTCTCGAGGCCGCTGTCAGCTTGCTGCACAACATGCTCACGGTTGACCCGGCGTTGCTCGACGCTGACCCTTGGCTACTCAACTGCGCTAACGGCGTGCTCGACTTGCGCACCGGTGCTTTGCGCGCGCACGACCCCGGCCTGTTGCTGACCAAGCTCTGCCCCACCGCGTACGACCCCAGCGCCAAGGCGCCGACGTTCGAGCGCGTGCTGGCGCAGATCACGTGCGAAGACATGATGCCCGAAGACCGTAGGGAGGTCGCGCCGTTCTTGCTGCGCTGGTTCGGCTATTGCCTCACCGGTGACGTGCGCGAACAAGTATTCGTCGTGCACTGGGGCGACGGCAGCAACGGTAAATCCACACTGCTTGACACCATCGCCGGTCTCGCCGGTGACTACGCTTGCGGCGCCCCGGCTGGTCTGGTCGCTGGCAAGGAGTCCAAGGCCGGTGAACGCGAAGCCGTGGTGTTTCACGGTATGCGTGTCGTCACGGCGCACGAGACATCTGACGGGCCGCTGCGCGAGGAGTTCATAAAGTCTGTCACCGGTAGCGATCCCATCACCGCGCGATACCTCTACAAAGAAGCTTTCACATTCAACCCCACGCATAAGCTGCAGCTCCTCACCAACCACAAGCCCGGTATACGCGGGCAAGACCACGGTATATGGCGGCGCGTGCTTCTCGTGCCTTACCAAGCACGCTTTGGTTCGATAAACGACACCGCCTCAGGGATGGCCACGGCTGTGCGTGACGAGACCGTGATGGCCCGTCTGCGCGCTGAGCGCCCCGGCATCCTCGCCGCTGTGGTCCGTGGCTGCTTGGCGTGGCAGGCCGGCGGCCTGTGCCCGCCTACGGCTGTCCGCGCTGCGGTGGACGCCTACCGGGTGGAGCAGGACCGCATTGGGCAGTTCGTCAGCGAGTGCTGCGAGTTGGATGCTGGTGCTTGGGAGCCGCTGACTGGCGGGATGGGAGGCGGTTTATACGCTGCGTATCAGGGATGGTGCCGTGAAGGTGGGGGCATGCCGACAGGGAAAATCCGGTTCCTGCAAGAAATTACTAGAGCCTTCCCTCAGGTCCGGACACAGGAAGCGAAGATCCCAGACGAAGGTAGAAGACGAAAAATTTTGCGTGTTTGGGGTCTAAAACTGCTCACAGAGTGACCTAAAAGCCTGAAATGTCCCCTTGTCCCGTCACGTTCCTTGATTTTCATAAAGTCCTCTAGGAAGGGAGAAAAAGTATAGGGAAGTTATCAAAAACGGGGGTACGGGACGGGACAAGGGGACACAGGTAAAAAATTTCAAGTTCCGCGCAAGCAGCATTGCCGGACGTCTCAAGAGGCGGGAACCCGCAAAAAATTACAAATTGGCTCGCCAAGCGCCACGCGCCGTAAAATTTTACGGACGGCGCCCGAACACGCAATCTTTTGCGAAAAGCAAGACACCCAGCGCGATGACCCATCCGGGAATGCCGATGTGCAGCAGGAGCAACCACCAAGGCACCAGGAAGGCCCCTGCAAGGCCCAGGAAGGCGATAATTTGGATGGCGCGGGTCAGCATGAGGGGTGACCGTCGTTCGGCGCGTAGCGGGCCGTTTCGATGACCATGGCGGCCTCGAGCCAGGCCACCGCGGATTCCAGCCGGGCGCGCGTAAGGTCGGTGACGCAGCCCGCGGTTTGCATCTCGTCCTCGTAGGCCTCGCAAGCGCATTCGATCAGGGCTGCGATTTGCGAGTCGGTGTAGGCCGGGGTTGTCATGACAACCTCCCGCTGGCTCGAGCGAGCCCAAGCAACAGGTCGCGATGTTCGTCCCAGAATTTGGCGGCGCCCGGGGCCATGGCAGCGATCTGCGTGCCGCCGAAGGCAGCCCAATCGGCCAGGAGGTGCCATTGGCAACCGATTTGCATGTGGGCGTCCGTGATCGTCACGTCCCACGCGAGCCCGGAAACGCAGATAGGTGTTTTCGAGCACTCACCGAAGACCCGCGCGTTGCCGAAGACCTGCGCACCGCCGAAGACCTGCGCGCTGTCGGAGACCCACGCGTCGCCGTAGACCCGCGCGCCGCCGAAGACCTGCGCGCCACCGAAGACCTGCGCGCCACCGAAGACCTGCGCGCTGTCGGAGACCCGCGCGTCGCCGTAGACCCGCACACCGCCGGAGACCTGCGCGCTGTCGGAGACCCACGCGTTGCCGAAGACCCACGCGTTGCCGGAGACCCACGCGTTGCCGAAGACCTGCGCGCTGTCGGAGACCCGCGCGCTGTCGGAGACCCACGCGTTGCCGAAGACCTGCGCGCTGTCGGAGACCCACGCGTTGCCGTCATGTGAGAGATTGGCTTCTGACTCGATGTATCCACCGAGGTTACCGGGCGTAACTCCGAAAGCGGCGATCGCGGTCAGAGCGCGGATGCGTTTCACGGTGCGGCCCGGGGCGATGTTGATTTCATCACCAGGGACGAATTCGTATTTGGCGGACATGTCAGTGTTCCTTGTGGTTGTGCCCGGGAGCCAGCAGGACGGCCGCCAGTGCGATTAAAAGGACGAGGAGGTATCCGAGGACTCGGAGGATCGTTTTCATGGCTTGTGCGTCGTTCTGGTGGCTTTGGCGATGGCGGCGCGCGCCTGCTTGGCCGCCGCTTCCAGCCGCACAAACCACTCAGGGATTGGGCCGCCCGGCAAGGCTGCATAGATCGATTCGTATGCGTCCTCGATCGCGCTTGCGGACTCGATCAGTGCCGCGTGCTCGTCGGCAGCGATCAGGCGGGCATTTGCGCGACCTTCGCCGGTGTCCTGGCACTTGGCGATATCGCCTTCGTGCTGCGGATGGTCTGCGACGATGAGAGGCTTGCCGCTAGCTGACTCGATGACGGCCCAAGGCCCCGGCGTGTGTTGCGTTTTCATGATTGCTCCTTGAAAGCTGCGAGGATGGCGCGGCGTTCGTTCAGTTGAAGTACACGCCGACCGGATCGAAATGACCGGGGTAGCATTCGCAAGCGCGGATTTCAAACTGCGGATTGTTACCGAAGATTTGGCTAAGTGTTGCGCGGCTGTTGTTTTCCAGCATGGAATCGAGCCAGGCCTGCGCCTGCTCAGCCGTGGGATATGTGTGCCGCCCCTGCGCGCTGCAAGCGAGAGTGCGGAGACCATTCTCACCGACGTAGGTTAGGATGTAACGGATGACGTATTCGGTGTTCATGATCAGCTCGCCTCTTTGATTTGCCGTGCGGCTTCTTTGGCTGTGCAGACGGTATCGCTAAGCGACCAAACTGAAGTACCGTTTATTTCACGGTGCAAGCTAGCGCCGATGGGGCGGATGAGCGGATGAGCGGATCGAGCGCGCTCCAGCGGCGCAAAGGGATATCGTTCATGTGAGGGTCTTTTGACGCCACTATTTCGTCGCGGCCGATCATCAAAAGCACAAGCTGCTTTACCCGCAGCGTTACGAATTGGGCAAAGTAACGGCGATGCACCGCCGGCCCAGCGTCACATGATGCTGCTAGGTACTCTTCACGGGTGAAATATTTCGTTTGCATGATGTTCCCTTTCAAAAGCCGAACAGTGAGAGAAATTGCTCGAAAACAGATTTCTTGACTCGCACACGAACAGGCGCCGGTTTCGTCCAGCTCGGCTGCTCGATAGGAATGAGCGAGAGATAGGCGTCGTGTTCGTTGTGCATGATTTACTCCTTCACGATCTTCGTGACTGAGATATTGATTGCGAGCATTCCGTCATCGCTGATGGCGCGGAATACCGTTTCGCCGCGTTGGATATCGACGCGCACGATTGTGAAAGTGCGAGCCGGATGCGTTGCGACGGAGAATTGTGAGTTGAGGGCGTACATTTCAATTCCTTTCTTTGCTTCCTTGTTTGTATTATCGGCGGCCTCGGGCAAGAAAACAGGGTAAATTTTTCTCGGTCTGCCTTTGTTTCTCGCTGGAATACCAGCTTTACGCATTTCGCGTTCCAGATGCCTAATATTAACGTTGAAAATTCTAGATACTTCCAACACTGAAGCGTCTGGGTTCTTGTAGACGAAAGACACAGCTCTGTTTATCTTGGCCGGAGCGTCCGACCTGTATTTGTTGTTCACGATGGTTGACATGCGGCCCCTTTCTCTGTGTTGCTAAGTTCACACGAAAGCACTGTAGCACAGGCCGGTTAAACAGGCCGGTTAAAACCTGCAAAAAATTGCAGAATGCAATAAAATTGCGCGAAAGGCCTTTCCGACGCAATAAAATTGCAAACCGAAAGCTTTTTGCACCAAACCAGTGCGTAACCAGACGTTGCAAGCTGTAACTTCCGTGATACACTGCGCGGCATGGAGCTTTACCCTGCCGAAGACATGCAGCAACCTGATGGCCGCACGCTGTCAGGCGTCATCCTGAAGTTTCCGAGCGGCGCCACCAAGCAAGTTGCTTGGTGCACTGGCGCCCCGATCGAGCCGACGCTCGACGCGGCCAAGAGCTACGCCGCCGCAGTGATCGAGCACCTCAGCTCGAAAGCTCTGTATGACGACATGGAGCGGACCAACTGGGCCAGCGCCGTTGCTGCGTTCCAAAAGGTCATCATGGATTTCAACGCGCGGCTGAAACAGCGCCTCTACGCCGAAAGTCCCGCGCAAATCCCGCACAGCGAGCTCCTCCAATAGGAGAGTTCGATTCCCGGTACAGGCACCATGACAGCAGGACGCGTCATCAAGCTGCCCGATCCTGGCCTAAGTGAGCCAGCGCTAACAGACTGGCGGATGCAAATCGCAGCCGAGCAGCTGCAGACGTTTGTGCAGGCCTATGTTGATACCGGCCTGAGCCTGACCGCCGCGTGCAAAGCGTCCGGCGTATCGCTCGCGGACGCGTCCATCCAGATGACCCGGCCGTCCGTGCTGGCGGAGATCCGCCGCCTGAACGAGCTGCGCCTGGCGGACGCGCAGGTTACGGCCACGACGGTGCGGCGTGAGGTTGCGCGCATCGCCTTTTTTAATCCGGCAGATTTGTTCAAGGCCCTGGGGGTGGGGGGATCTTTTGACATAGGGGCCTTACCCCCCTCTGTCACCGCCTGCATAAAAGAGATCGAATTTTACGAAGGCACTAATGTCGTAAAAAAACTCAAGTTCTGGGATAAAAACGCCGCCCTGGGATTATTGGCCCGTCATTTCAAACTCGTAGGTGATGAAACCTCGGAGTCGATTAATAACTTAGCCAACGTATTGGCATCGCGCCTGCGCGAGCGCCGAAGGGACGTACCGCTCGCCGATATCGAAGACGCCGTGTTGCACCCTGTTACGCAGCAGCCTACAATCGAGCCAGATCCACCCTCTCACCCCAGCCCACCCCAGGAGCCGGAAGATGAAGAACCCATCTGGTAACACGCACCGCGCCGATGCGGTCGACCCGGTCGACTTCCGCGCTCAAGCCACCGGCATCGGCCAGTCACTCGAAGCCAGCCGCGCCACCGGCCTGCGCCGCTCACAGCGCGTCATCGACTGCGCACCCAAGGCGCAGCGCGCCGATGTGACCCGGGCGCAGGGCTACCCCGCGCCGACCCCGAGCATGGGCGCGGACGGGCGCCTGCGCCACCCGGATACGGGCGTGATCCTGTCGCCGGTGCCGCTCGGCCGTGGCTAAGCGCCGACCGCCCGTTAAGGTAGAAGCCTCGCGCATTCCGAGGTTTGGCCTGGGCCTGACGGTCACGTTAGCGGTGAGCGCGCCTTTCCTCGGCGTCACCGTGATCTTCGGCCCCTGGCTCATCAGCTTGGTTGTTGGCAACCGATGAGCGCCCTGCCTGAGTCGATCGGGCGCAACTACGGGCACGAGGACAAGATCCCACCAGGCGTCCGCATCCCGGTGGCCGCCTCGAACCCAGGCTCCGCCCCAGAGGTGGAGCACATCATCGACAAGCTTGCCGAGTTCAGGGACGACCCGTTGGGGTTCGTCTGCTGGGCATTCCCTTGGGGCGTGCCCGGCACGCCGCTCGAGAAGTACAAGGGGCCGGAGAAGTGGCAGCGCGACCAACTCGACCGGATCGGCCGCGCGCTGCGCGCCGGCGGCGATGCCGGGTGCATCATCAAGGAGAACATCTCCGCGGGCCACGGCGTGGGCAAGAGCGCGCAAGTGGCCTGGCTTTGCCTGTGGGCCGTGAGCACGTGCGAGGGCACCCGCGGCACGGTCACGGCGAACACGGAGAAGCAGCTCAAGACCAAGACGTGGGCCGAGTTGTCCACCTGGTACAAGCTCTTCATCGCCAAGGAGTTCCTGACGCTGACCGCGACGACGCTGTCCATCAACGGCGATCGCGAGCAGGTCATGGACTGGCGGATCGACCAGATCCCCTGGAGCAAGGAAAACCCCGAGGCCGTGGCGGGGATGCACAACCAGGGCAAGCGCTTGCTCGTCATCTTCGACGAGGCGTCGGCCATCGCCGATGAGGTTTTCGAGACCGGCGAAGGCGCCATGACGGACGCCAACACGCAAATCATCTGGTGCCGCTACGGCAACGGCACGCGCACCACGGGGTACTTCTACAAGGACTGCACCACGCCCAAGGGCGGGAACGTGCACCACGCCGTGGATTCTCGCGACGTGTCGCACACGAACAAGCAGCAGATCCAAGCGTGGGTCGACGAGTACGGCGAAGACAGCGACTTCGTGCGCGTGCGCGTGCGCGGCATGTTCCCGCGCGCCGGCTACAGCAACTTCATCTCGCCGGAGCTCGTAAGCCACGCCCGCCGCCGGCACCTGCAGCGTGAGACCTACGCCACCTATCCCAAGGTGCTGGCCGTGGACCCTGCGCGCTTTGGCGACGACTCGTCGGTCATCACGCTGCGCCAGGGGTTGAAAGTCCATTACCAGGTCAAGATGGGCGGGTTCGACGGCGTGGAACTCGCGAACCGCGTGGCGGAAATCGTCCGCAAGGAAGGCGCGGTCTCCTGCATCGTCTATGACGCCATTGGCATCGGCGCGTCGCTCGACGACACGCTGCGCCGCATCCCGGGCCTGGCCATCCCGCTGATCCCTGTCGCCTGGGGCCAGCCGGCGAAGGACGACAAGCAGTATTTCAACCAGCGCGCCGAGTGCTGGGGCAAGATGAAGGAGTGGCTGGAGAACGGCTGCATCCCGGACGACGAGCAGCTCGACCGGCAGCTCACCAGCCTGGACTACGGTTACGACGGCCGCTTCCGCATTCAGCTGCAGTCCAAGAAGGACCTGAAGAAGGACGGGAAGGAATCGCCGGACTGCGCCGACAGCTTGGCCCTCACGTTCATTCCGGAGCTCATCGACCGGAAAATCACCATCGCCAAGGCGCGGCCGACGAGGCGGCGCACCGTGGTGTGGTCCAAGACCTGAGGTGCTGGTGGGTCACGCCGGGCGCAGGCTGCAGGCCTTCTGCATGGTTTCCATGGCCTGCCGCCGGGCAGCTTCGCGCGCCGCGTCGAGTTCGGTCTTCAGGGTGTTGCGCGACACAACCAGGCAGCCGCCGCCGTCTTCGCAGGCTTGCACCTGCTCGCCCGTGAGCGTGTATGTCGCGAGCATTCCGGCGGCCGGCGGCGCGGCGATGGAGACGGAAGCGAGTAAAGTGCCGATGAGCTTCATGGTGTGTCCCAGAGTGATGGCTCTACTCTCCTCCTTCGTGCACACGATGTGTCGAAATGTGTGGGAACAACTTCTCACACAAATGTAAAATTTTCCCGTACACTGGGTTATCCGTCGAAGGCGCCAGCGCGGGGTGTGCGGCGGATGGCGCTTTCGTCCCTTTTACGCCTACCCAACCCCGCGCCATCGCATAGCGTTTCCTTCTCCTAACGTAAGCAAGTTTTGCCCTGGCCACGCAAGTGCCCAGGGCTTCTTTTCGGCGATGTCAAGAAGCATCTTGTTACGTCGTAACAACTTGTGCATAATTGGCGCCTATGGCCAATCCCCTTGTGCGCCGCCTTTCACTGCAACAACTGCTTGAGCGGGACGCCCAGAACGTGCCCGCGCCGGCGGCGTTGGACGATGAGGCGACGTATTCGGCGCTGGCCAGCCACGTGCGCGCGGCCTGGGGTCGCAACAAGCTGGCCAAGCAGAAGATCGACCTGAAACTGCTCGACTGCCTGCGCGCCCGCCGCGGCGTCTACAGCCCGGCCGCGCTGTCGGCCATGATGGCGGACGACAGCGGCGGGAACTACGTCTATGCCGACCTCACCGAGACGAAGTGCCGCGCGGCGTCGGCGTGGATCCGAGAGATCGTGATGCCAGTCGGTGAGCAGCCGTGGGGCATCGACCCGTCTCCGGTGCCCGATCTGCCGTTCCCGTTGAAGGACGCCGTCGTCCGCCAGGCGCTGAAGGCTGCGCAGCAGGCCATGATCCAGGCCAGCCAGGCCGGGGACTCGATGTCGCAAGACGACTTCCGGGATCTGGTCCAGACCTTGGGCGAGAAGCTCCGCGACGACGCGGAGAAGACCTACGTCAAGGCGGCCCAGAAGCGCGCCAAGCGCATGCAGCAAACCATCGCCGATCGCCTCGTAGACGGTGGCTACAAAGAGGCGATGGACGGATTCGTGGAGGATTTCGTTACATATCCTGCCGCCATCCTGAAGGGGCCGTTCTACCGGCGCCACAAGAAGCTTGAGTGGGACCGCTCGGGGTGGACCCCGAAAGTCTCGTTCAACCCGGTGCAGTCGTGGGAGCGCGTCAGCCCGTTCGACTGCTACCCAGCGCCGTCGTCGCGCTCGCCGCAACAGGGCGACTTCATCGAGCGCGTGCGCTTTCGCCGCGAAGAGCTGTACGCGCTCAAGGGCATCCCGGACTACAAGGACGAACAGATCGACAGCGCGCTGCGCGACTACAGCGGCGGGCATCTCGAGGGCTGGCTGTGGACGGAAGCCGAGCGCCAGCGGCTCGAGCAAGAGACACTGTACATGTGGCTGTCGCCGCCCGGGGTCATCGACGCGCTGAACTATTGGGGCAGTGTGCCCGGCTGGAAGCTGCTGTCATGGGGCGTGACGGCCAAAGACGGCATGCCGGCGATCGAGGAGACCCGCGAGTACGAGTGCAACATCCTGCTGTGCGGGAAGTACGTGCTGTATGCGGCCCTCAACCCGGACCCGCTCGACAAGCGCCCCTATCACAAGGCCTGTTACGACGAGATCCCCGGCGCGTTCTGGGGCCGCAGTATTCCTGGCCTGGCCGAGACGTCGCAGAAGATGTGCAACGCCATCGCGTGCGCGCTGGCCGACAACCTGTCGATGGCCAGCGGGCCAATGGTCTGGGTGCACGCCGATCGCTTCGCGGACGGCGAGCAGACGCTCGAGATTTTCCCGTGGAAGATCTGGCAGCTCAAGAGCGACCCCACGCAAGGCGTGAACCCGGGCATCGGCTTCTGGCAAGCCGACGATCGCAGCGACCACCTGATGGCGGTCTATGAGAAATGGGAGATCAAGGCCGATGACACGACCGGCATCCCCCGTTACACCTACGGCAACGAACGCGCCGGCGGCTCCGCAGACACGGCCACCGGCCTATCCATGCTGATGAACAACGCAGCCAAGGGGCTGCGCCGCGCCATCAGCAATATCGATGAGCACGTCATCGCCCCGACCATCAACCAGTGCTTCATCAACGAGATGATGTACAACCCGGACGAGTCGATCAAGGGCGATTGCGTGGTCATACCGCGCGGCGCCGCGGCGATTCTCATCAAGGAATCCGCGCAGCAGCGCCGCATCCAGGCGCTCACCATGACCGGCAATCCGATCGACATGGGGATCATCGGGGCGAAGGGGCGCGCGGAATTGCTGCGTGAGACTTTCTCGTTGATGGAGCTGCCGGTCGACTCGATCGTGCCTTCTGAAGAGCAGATCGAGCAACGCGAAGCTGCGCAGCAACAAGCCATGGCTCAGCAAGGCCAGCAACAGCAGGCCGAAGCCCAGGTCGGTGCGCAAGCGGCCGCGGTCGAGCAGCAAACCGATCTGCAGCGCGAAGCCCTCATCACCCAACGTGAAGAAGCCACCACGCGCACGCGCGCCATGGCGGACATCGTCAAGGCGGCCGTCACGGCGTCGATAAAGAACAACGAGTCGCACCAGCTCGGGACGTTCGTCAACGCCTTCGGCGCCAAGCCGAAGCCAGCGCCCGCGCCGGCGGGTTGACGCATACCGCACTCCCGGGCATAATTCGTAACTAAATGCATCTGACGGACACTGACCTGCAATTTCTGGCCGCCTTCGCGAAGACCCCGGCCGGGCACCAGTACCTGCAGATGCTGCAGCGCAAGCTGGATGCCGCGCACGTCAAACTCGATGCCGCTGATGGCAACGACGTTTACCGGCAGCAAGGCGGGG